AGATATTCTATATCATCAATAGCACCATCGTTTGTTAAACCACTTAAAGTTTCTATAGTCGTTCCACTATCACTACCACGAACCGGTAAGAAATAATCCTCCGTTGTGGATTCCATATTATATCTAAGATTGTAATCGCCTGTTTTTTGGTCAATTACTGGAATCTTCTTCATTTTATTAATTATTTGTTGCATGAAGTTATCTACTTCATTTGGTGGGATATTACCTATATCTAATTTAAATATTCTCTTTTCTGGTGCTCTCATAATACGATGAATTAACATAGCATCTTCCATAAGTTGTAATTGTTTCCATACCTTACGAGCACCTTCTAACATTGATTTACCATACGGAATAAAATTAGCATCACTCATTAACCTGAAGTGGGCTATTTCATAACTTTCTAAAAGTTCATTTGGATCACCAAATGGAATTGTATTTCTAGCATCTTCGGGTGTAACTTCAAACTGAACCAATTTAGGTTGTTCTGGATCGTGGTCTTCTAATCTAAATACTTCATATACAGATATCGGTCTTATATTTACTACTCCCAATTTGTCTATAATTTCCAAATAAAGAAAACAGTCTCCATACTTTGTCAAATTACGAAGCCAAGGCCATAAATTAAACTCTATATTCAATATATCATAAAATAAGTTATGGAGAATTTTTGCAACCTTTGGATTATCACTTTTTACCTTTAAAATTTCATTTTCCACATTAGAAACTGTAGATTCATCGGAGTAAATATCAAGAGCTGATGATATGATTGGATCTTCATCCATTAATTCATAATCTCTAAATAATTCTTTTCGTTGAACATCAAATGCATTTTTAGCATTCTGTTTAGCAGCATATCTACCCATAGATGTGTTATAAGAACCCATAACTTTTTGATATCTATCAATAAAATTAGATGTTAACCCTGTTTGTGCAAAATCCACATCCTTAACTTTTAATTGACCAGTTGGTGATTTTCTTATTACTAATTGATTCTGAAATAGTTTTCCTAATCTTACTAATATATTTTCTTGTTCCGCCATAATTACCTCTTTTTATTTATCCTAATAACCAAGTTAAGTCTTCTTTTTCCTTACCCATATCCATCTCAAATGGATTTTTGTCTGGATGACCGGGTGTACCCTTTTGAAACCCAGCAGATAACTCTTCTTTATTCCCGTTGTTTTCTAACATAGAATCCATTATTTTCCATTGTGTATTGGTTCTATCTTTTTGAATTCTTAATGCTGTATCTCTAATCCAAAGAGCTATTGAATAAGACATAACTAAATCATCGTTATATCCAGCCATAGCTTCTGTCTTTGAATTATGATATATATAAACAAATAACTCATCTATGAGTCTCATTGAATATAGTTTAACTAATTTTTCTCTTGTGTATTCTTCCATTTTAGCAATAATCAATGGTTTTGTTTTAATTGTTGTTGTAAACCCCGCAACCATCTGTCTATCTTCTGCTCTATACTTATTTGTATTCATTTGATGTTCTGTATCAACATATTTTAAATCTTTTGATTGATAGAATAGATTTTTGTACCCTCTATCTATAATAGTTTGAAGGGTAGCCCACCCCACATTGTTATTTTCTACTATAAGTAAAGCGTCATTATATTTTGTAGCTAAATCTATGAGAAAATGTCCATATTCTGTAGTACCCAATTGCCCTTTATATTCAGCACATTGAACCATATCACTAATTTCAAATACTTGACAGGCTGAATAATCTTGGCCATCACCACGAGCCACATCACCCACTACAATGTAATCTTTTGTATAATCTGGTTGTTCCCATATCCAAAGATTTCTGTCTATACCTTGTTCTTCAACTGGTGCTTTAACCATATTCTCTTTATACCATTGTAATATCTTTGGATCTACGACAGATTCACCAGAAGTGAGAAAGTCAGCGTCACATTCTTGAGATGCTTTCGATGGGCCTAAAATCTTATCTTGTTCATCTCTCCATTTTTGTTCTCTTTCTGGGTGCATGCTCCAATGAAGTTGTATTGTGTTAAACTCATTAGTTCCATCTTCTGCACCAACCCATTGTTGATGAAACCAATTACCCACACCATTTGGAGTTGAAAGAACAATAGTATCACCACCAGTTGCTAGTGTTTGTTGTGCAGCTGTCCATATAACATCTACCTTATCAATGAACGCCGCCTCATCAAGTATAAGAAGAGATAGGGCTTCAGAACGACCGGCTGATTCGTTAGATGCGATAGCTTTTATCTGTGAACCATTTGTAAATCGTATTGATAGTTTATTTATTTCTTCTGTACCGGTTCTTAACCATTGGGGTAAACCCTCAAACATCACTCTAACTTTTGTAACAAGATTTTTAGCCGTATCTTTGCCCGTAGCAATTACAAGAACATTCTTATCAGCATGAAATAATATCATCCAAAGAGAATAACCTGCAGAAAGAGTAGATATACCCAATTGACGGGATTTGAGAATTATATTGTATCTATTTTCATGAAATTGTTTAAGACAATCTTCCTGAAAGGGATATAAGTCAAATTTCATCTTACCACGTTGAGGATGTTGAATGGTGCAGTATTTTCTCATAAAATATACTGGATCATCAACACATTTCATATATTCTCTTTTTATTACTTTTTTAAAATCAGTTGCCATTTATTTTATCTGCCCCACTGCCCAAATTGGTACAATCATAGATGCAATACCCATAGAATACCATAGATATTTATTATCGTACCATGATGGTTTTATTGTTTTAATCATGTCTTCTTGAATTGCTAGTTGTTCTTTATAGTTCTCAATAATCCCACTATCAATTTCTGTCTGTTGAATATACATTTGTATCTGTTCATTCAAATTATTGATAATTTTACTATTATTACCATCTTTTTGTTCTAGCTCTGTAATATACAATTCAATATTCTGTGCTTCTTCATCTGTATAACATTCACCCTCACACACTTCTTGTGGAAACAAAAGAGAAAATATTAAGAAGAAAGATATAAGTTTATTCATTTTTTCTTCCCCTTACCAATATTTTTTAATCTACTATGAGCCTTTTTTGGTTTCTTTTTTGGTTTCTTTTTTGGTTTCTTTTTTAGTTCCTCGAGAGCTTTCTTTTTGCTTTTAAGAGATTTCTTTAAACCATTTTTAGATTTCTCTTTGGCTTTAAGATCTTTCTTTACACTCTTTAATCTGTCATCAAGTTTACCAATCTTTTCTTCTTTACGACCAGCACCCTTGCCACTTAAAAATGCAACAAGGATTCCTCCACATAACACAAAAAATCCAATTACATATTTTTTGATTTTACCGAACATATTACTTACCGAATGGGAGTTTATCCCAAATAGGTTTAAGCACTGTATCAAAAATGATATCGTCCTGCTTGGTTGGAGATAATTTTACGATTTTTTCTATTGTGTAAAATCCTAACATTACCCATTCCCAATTTGCTGCTATCCAAGTATAATCCATTGTTTTTCTCCAGTTACATTTTGTTTTTATTTATTGTCATTTCAACTTCTCCATTTGCAAGTGCATTAGCAACTTTCGTATCAAATGGGTTTTCTTGTAACCATTTTTCTTTCTCTTCAAACCATTGATCCATATCTCGTTCAATAGCTTTCATATTTTGAAAATCTTTTAATCTTCTATAAGCAAACCATCTTATTGGTTTATCAAAACTTAAATCAAGTTCATAATTCATTTGACAGTGATAACATCTACCATCTGCTTTATATACATCTTTATCCCAAGGTTTACGAATAAATTTTTTACACCCCGAGCAATTATCTCCTAACCCTCTTGTAGCAAATTTTGTTACATTAGTATAATATCCATCTTTTTGTACCCATTCTTTACCATCAGAATCAGTCCACGTATCACCAACCTTATGACCATCATTAGGACCATTCCCAACACTGCCCATTCCAACTTGAATTTTTCGTTGAAAATTATCATCCAACATATCTTGAACTTTAGCTATATTTTTACTTTGTTTTGCCATCTGTTATTTTCCTATATATATATAAGTATATTAAAATGAAATTAAACCTGTTATTTGATTTATAGGAGCAAAAGCACCAGTAAATTTGTAGGTTTTTCCACCGTATTTAAACACAATCCCTTCTGACGGTACAATAGCTTCTGTACCACCAATAGCTTGTAATTTATCTAATTGTGCTTTTAAAGTATTTAGTTTTTTTAAGTCCCCACCACTTCTAACTTTAGAAATAGATGAATCTAATTTCTTTTTCATTCGTTGTACAGTTGAATCTGGATTAACTGCCATCCAATCACTAATATTTTTCATTATTTCGGCACCCACTGCAAAGAATAATTTTTCAAATGGTTTCATATTTTCCTTTACCATCCCCGAATGATTATTTTTATCAAGATCTAATACCCAATCCAAAAACTCTTCATTTTTAATATCTTTTCTTATATCTCCCACTTTATATGATTTATCAAAAAATGCCCATCTTTTAGTTAAGTTCTTTAAAACTTTATTTGAAATATTATAATCAAATTGTTGAGCTGCATTGTAAATATATTCTTCCCAATATGATTGATGATACATACCTAAAGTATCACCATCTTTTAATGCATATTGATTTCTTAATGTATTTAATTTACCTAAAAATTTATCTTTCATCTTACCAAAATCTGTATGTTTGGATAATGTTAAGAATTTGGGTTTTCCTATTGAATATTTCTTTTGGATATGTTGGTTAACTTGTTTAATCATACCTGCTAATATTCTACCACTACCTTTTACTTCACCCCTTACAGTTCCACTATCATCATATTTTAAAGCCCCATGAAATACAAGCGTAGCAACATCATAATCAATTACATTTGCTGATGCCGGCCACATCACTTCCATATTCATAAAATTATGGCCATTATCAAATATCTTATCTTTTTGTTTTTGTGATAATGAACCAATAGCTTTCTCTAAATCTGTCATAGCAAAGTTAAATGCATTTGCTATATTACCCCTGCCCTCAAATTTGGATTTTATACCACTTGTTGTTAAAGCTGTAGCCCCTGCGTTCTTTATATGTCCTTTATTTCTAGCTGCTATAAGATTTCCATCTTTCCAACTAACCATTATATTTTGACCATCTAATTTTTCGGTTACATTATCCTCACGATTTAGTGTTCCACCCAAACCATATTCTATAATTTTCTTTAAATCACCGAATGTTAGATCTTTGTCGTCAAACGGATGTGCCATATGTCCATATGCACCGCCCATAAGTAATAACCCCTTTCGTCTTGGTTTCAAGACATCTTTTGTAACTATGTTTTCTATTAAATTTTCTTTCCACCAATCTTTTGAGAATGATTCTCCTAATTTTTTATAAGGTTCACCATCCATTGGTAAATTAACAGTACTTACTGTAC